TATTAGTTCACTTGTAATGCCAGGTGTCGCCAAACATAATATAAGACCTAACACTAACCATTTTAGTGTTTTCATATACTACTATTTATAGGGATCTCTTGTTTGATAGCGTAGTTAGGGTCTTTACGTTTACGAATTACAGCAGGTATAATTTGCTTATATGCTTGCCAAAGTGTAAGTGGTTTAGGCAGTTCGTGTTTGATAAGTTCGTGTAATTTAGGTAGATTGTAACTTGGTATTGTAGGAAACATATGGTGCTCGATATGATATTCCATCTTCCAATATATGAAACTGAATATAGGGTTTAGTCTTACTGACCTGGTAGATAGTCTGTGATCTTTTACATCTTCTGGTAGACCATGATGTTGAGTTATACCCCATACTATATTAAGTGTAGCAAAAAACTTTGGCACTAAGAATAACAGTATTGGTAATAATGACCATGTAAGATATGACCACAATATAATACTCAACCATATGCCAACAAATATCCTAGATGATAGAACACATTTCCATTGTTCTTTTTCTGGTATTGCTTCTTTCATAACTTTAGTTTTGATGCCTAAAGCGTGTTGTATTATTTCTACATATAAACTTTTATGTATCGTAAGAAAAGCACTACCTGGTACAAACATTAATAGAAAACCAAATAAACTTGGTTTATTGAATATCTGTCCATCACTTTCAAAATCATGTGGGTCAGTTGATCCTGTGTATGTATGATGTAAAGCATGTGACCATCGCCATCTTACTGGTTCAAAGTTATCCATATAACTTGCGATGTTGTAAAAAAAGTCATTGAGTTTTCTGGACTTAAAAGCAGTACGGTGACCACACTCATGCCAGATAGCGTCAGAACCACCCCATAGTGTACAGTACGCTAGATATGGTAGTATAAACCACCATGTGCCAAATGTATAGTAGCACATTATACCAAAAGCAAGTAATAACCAGAAATAAGTAATCATATGTTGCCAACCTGGCAAATCACTTTTCTTTGTTAGTTGTTTAAGTATACTTCTATCTATGTTGGGTTTGTACCATGTTTCCATACATACTATTTATGAAAACCATGTTATTATTAATACTACCCAAAATGCTAACAGTATAGTTGATCCTACTATGATAGCACTAGTCTTCAGACTTTTTAGGTATTCTATCTTTGTCTCGTTGTTCATTTTCTCTCATTTCTAATACGGTGTTAAGTTTTGATCTTAAACGTATTAAGTCATTGTCTAACATTCTAATACGATCTATTAGAGCGATAGTTGTTATTTGTGCTTTGTCAAGTTTTTCTATGATTTGACCTGTTACATAATTGTAAATAAAATAAATAAACCAACCCATAGCAATTGCCGCTACAGTGGCAAAACCATATTGATTTAGTATCTCAATAATTGGTGATGAAACTTCTACCTCTACCATTAGTCTTTTCTAGCATCTTCTTTACCATCTGCCCTACTTACTCTATCTAAGTCAGGTCGTAATTGTAAAGCACTTGAAATCAGTATGTCTAGTTTTATCATGTCGTGGTTCATTGTTTTGATTCTATTATCTAAAGCAGATATTAACATTGTAATAGTAGCAACTTGCCCTACCACACCTGCTAATATATATTTAAGAATAATGTAAATAAAAATTCCCATCACCATGGCAGCGGCAACGGGTAATCCAAAGTCTACTAATATTTGTAAAAATAAGTCCATGCTCTATTTATATTAAGAGCATGGACGATATTGTGGTCTCAACAGGAGAGATTAATTGTTGACTAGTTTGCTAAAGTAGTTCATAGTATCATCTTCGTCTTCGTTACTAGGGGGAGCAGTAACTGTAGGCGTTGGTTCAACTTCTACCTTAGTTTCTTCCACAATAGGATCAACAGCCGCAGTTGGGATATCAATTTGATCTGCGGTTGCTGTTTTTCCTGTACCAAAAACAACTCTTTCAAATTTGTTTTTCAACTCATCATAAGATTTAAAGTTGCTGGTATCAGAAAAACTTTTTAGAGAGTATTGTGTTTTCCACAATGCTTCTATGTCTTCGTCTGTCTCTTTAATTTTCGAAGCACCTTCAAATTCAGATTTGTCGTAGTTCCAATAACCATCAACTTTTCTAATCTTTAGTTTGAAGTTAGCACCTTCCCAAAAGTCAAATGGGTTGATTGCTTGTTCGTCAGCAAATTCAGGTTTCATCGCTTCAGTAATTTTATCAAAGATTTTTTTACCAAACTTATATAAGAAGACTTTGCCTTCATTACTTGGGTTAGCAGGATCTGATACTACAAAGATATTAGTAAAGTATGATAACTTTCTTTTTCTCTTTCTAGCAATCTCTTTGTCTGCTTCAGAACCAGTATTCCAAAGTCTACTGTTTTCTTCACCAACTGGATCTTTTTGACCAAGTGTTGTTAAACTGTTTTCAATGTACCAACCACCAGGACCTTGAAAAGCATGTGACCATACTCTTGCCCATGGTAGTTCTTCACCTTCAACTGCTGGTAAAAATCTAATGACAGCATAACCATTACCAGTCTTATCTAGTTCTGGTTTCCAAAATCTACTGTCGTCTGATGAATTTGAATTTGTTGCGGGAGTTGTAACTTTTTCTAGTTCTTTAGTAAGTTTGTCGAAGTTACCACGACTTCTTTTTAAATTAGCAAATGACATATTTTATCCTTATGTTTTGTATTCGTTGTATTCGTATAATTGTATATTAGTATATATACAAGTTTTTACTTTTAGTTGAAAATAAATTATCATTTAGCCGTTCGTGGGATTCAACTGGAGTATTACCCACAATTTTTCAGGAAGAGTCCAAGTCATACTTTCGCATAGATATGGTCCCTACTAATAAACAAACAGTTAGTGTCTTAACCCGTTTGGGCACTACCCTCTAACCACTTTGCCTTTCGTCCTCTTAAACGATATTCAGCCAGAACGATATACAGTTTCGAACCTGTATATTTCTGCTAAATGATAACTCTATTATAACACATTTTAGATTAAAAGTCAACCCCTAAATGTGTATAAATCTCGTCAATATACATATATTTTAAATTAGGTATAGAATCCCATTGTGGCATTCTTTCACTCACTTTAGAGTTGCCCTTTGGATTTACCTTAATAAATTGTATATCTTTGTATCTCACCATAACTCGTCCCATTTGTGTAACCCAGTTTTGTGGTGTTACAGCGGACTCATCTTCATTGAGATATCCGTGTGTCTGTTTGTATAGATTATTTATAAAATCTGTGGTGCTAAACATGTCCATGCCTATGAGATAACAGGTCTTTGGTTGTTCTACTTTACAACCTATGTACATCGCTGTAGCACCAGATGACCAACCTGGGTCTTCAGGACCACTTTGTTCACCTTCCCAACTCGCTGAATAATAATCATTCATAACTTCTTTCAGTTGGGTAATCTTATCATTACCATACAACCATGTAACATAAACGTTTTCAAAACCCTCACCTTTCCATCTATCAGTTTTTCTATTTGTATCAATCGCTGATGTACCATGTATTACAAAAGAAAGATAATGTCCTTCTTGGTTATACTTCCATTCTCTTATGTTAGGTGTTTTATTCATTTGACTTATTTGTGCCTCTAACATCATTTCGTAATGATCAACTGGCATATCGTCCCAACTTCTAAAGTAACAAGGATTTTTATGTGCGTAACCACTTTGATATATCTCATGTTCTAACATTGGATCAACAGCAATCAAACCATCTAACTCATGTTCTCTAAAAATAGCATTACAACCGTAGACTTTACCTTTTGCTTTTAGTAAATCAACATCAATGTCTTTACGACTTTCACCATTACCTAGTACAAATAAATCACTCATATTAATTCTCCATATTTTTTTGATCTTTCGTCCATCTCTATCCAACTATCGCCTGGTAATAAACATAATAAATCTTTTTTGAAAAATATATTCCATTTATGTTTATCTTGCGATACATATTTTGCCCCACTGTCTTTTGTATCTATTGTACAACGACCGTGATGAAAACCACAATAGATTAAATTTTCAAACCACATCATTCTACTTCTAAAATCTTGGTGACGAATAAACTCATAGTTTTCAAACTTTTTATGTACACCATAAAATTCTTTTGTACTTTCAAACATAAAAACAAACTTATGTGGTTTGTTCTCTAAATATTCTGCTATTTTGTTGGCATGATAATCATTAATATTATCTGTGTAATTACCTTCAAATGGTGGTGGTTGTACACGCCACGGGTCAAATATTAAGTAAGCAGTTTTTTGAGGGTCCATTTTAATTTAGTCTCATTGTATTTAATGAATGGTTTATACTTTATTATTCTTGTTCGTAGTGATGGCCATATAATTGTGTCAGAAATATGTCTATCAAAATCTTTGATATACTTTAGCATGTTTTCTAGGACACATACAGTTTCTAAAGTTATACGTTTTGCTAGATAAGTCTTTAATAGAATAGGGTGTTGTCCTCTCGTAATCTTAAATATCTTGTTAAAGTCTTTTTGTGATTTTCTTAGTAACTGTTCCATGTCTCGTTCAAAGTAATATGATATACCATCAATTCGTTTCTGCCTATCTAAGTAGGCATCGTTGTTAAAGTCTTTTATGTAAGGCGATTTACTAGAAATAAAGTTGCTAACAAAAAAGTCCACAACATTATCGCCATATTTTCTGGCTGCCTTAACAAAGAAATACTTATCATTACG